TTTATCGGCCAGCAAATATTGACCCATGTCGGCAAGCACAATATCGCCTACATCGCCGAGAGCAGATGCGTGTTCAATCGGTTTTACAGGTCTGCCAAACAGCGTGCCATACTGTTGGCCGGAAATGCCTCCTGCGGGCATATAAACCGGAACACCGCTTGTGCCGATCGCAAGCGACATACCAATCAGTTGCGTCTCAACTTCTTGGTTTATATACCACACCGCGTTCGCACGGCTCGAAGCAATCAGGCGCGACCACATTTTGACGATGTTTTCATACAAAACCGTATCTGCACCTTGACCGCCCTCGGCGGCCACAGTGACGAGACAGCCCGCATTGAGAATACCGAGCGGCTTGCCGGCGCCGTCACCGCGATAAATGGCATCGTCGACTTTAAAACGCAGTTCCTCCGCGAACGCTTGAGACATAACACCTTCAATGGCCGCAGAATCCTGAAGCAACTCATCGGTTGCATAATACAGCGCCATGAGCTTATTAAGCGTCAATTCGATCTGGCGGAATTTTGGCTTTGACGCGGTTACGGTGCCTGCTTCGTTGACCCAGTAACCCTGTACACCGCCCCAGCGCGAACCATCAGCGCGGGATGATTCGTCGATTCCGTTGAGTTTTACGCCGTTGGAATTAGACGAAATCGGAACCTTGCGGCAAGCGGCCGCGAGCACGCTTGTTTCGTGGATCTCTTTCAGCAGTTCGGCAGCAAAATCTTTTTGAACCAGGAAGCCTCCCTCAGACGGAACAGCTTCATTCGCGCCGGATGCGTTCTGGACCTTTAACAGACGTTCGTCAATCGGTGCGCCGGGGCGCGATGATTTCGCGATTGCAACAAGCTGTTCGCCGAAGGTGTTGAACGGACCTTTTTTGTTCGGATCAACGACAATCGGCGTATTAACCGGTGTGGTGTCTTTGACTTCATCGCCGCTTTCATCGAACTTTTTGCCTTCGTCAAGAAGTTCCTGCGCGGCTATGCGCGCTTTGATGTTTTTGATTTCGTTGGTTTTTGCTGTGATGTCCTCTAGTTTTGTTTCAGCGGTGAAAGTCGCCGCTTCTCCCTGCGCTTTTGCAAGTGCCGCAACAAGCGCGTTCATTGCTTTTGATTTAAACAATTTGCATTCCCTCCGTGTTTTATAATTCAAGTTGCAGCTTTAAAAGTGCAAGTGCTTGTGAGTTATCGGGTTTTTGCTTGCCAACAATGCGTTTTATTACATCGTTTGTGCTGTTTAGTATTGCGTGACGGTTAAATGCCATTTCCACTGGTTTCGCTTCGGATTCGGAATAAAGCATTTCCTCGGCAAATCCCTCCTTTATAGCGGTTTTTGCAGACATATATGTTTCTGCGTCCATCAACTCCGATATTTTTGCCCGCGAACGCTTTGTCTTTATTACATACGCGTTCATTATCGCTTCTTTAACGGTGTCGAGTACATCGGCAGCTTTGCGCAGATCCGACGCGTACCCCGCGGCATATGTCAGCGGATTGTGAATCATCATTATCGCGGTCGGCGATATAAATATCCTATCCCCCGCCATTGCGATAATGGTTGCCGCAGACATTGCTTTCCCGTCGATTTTAACCGTAACACCGCCTTTGTGTTCCCGCAACGCGTTGTATATTCCGGCCGCCGCGAACACGGAACCGCCGTAAGAATCGATCCAAACCGTCAGCGGTTTGCCCGTGCAGATTTTTAATTCCTCGCGGAACGCATTCGGCGAAGTTGCGGGATCGCCCCACCACTCGTAGAACCACACATCTTCATCGTCAACAATATCGCCGTCGATACGTAACTCCGCAGATTCCGGTTCGGTTTCAGTAGCGGCGTTGGTTATAAAGTTCCAGTATTTTATATGTATTACCCCCTTTCTTTAATCATATCAGCTATGTCCTGTATTAACTTTGCGTTGTTTTGCGCCGAAACTTGCTGATCCATCTTGGAACTGTCAATCATATTTACCGGCGTAAGATAAATATCACCTTGTGCGCCGATCGACGGCAGATTTTCAAGTTTGCGAATATCGTTAACCGACAGCCAACCCCACTGGCGGCCTGTGGCGTAAGCTTCTGCTCTTGATTTCTGATCTCCGCGCAGCAGCCCATCAATTTTGAATTCGCAATACACACCGCTTTTTCGCTGCTGTGGTGTGATCAGCTGTGAATTTATACAGTCCTCATACCGTTTGAATATCGGAAGCATCGTATACATAACAAATTCCAGGCTTTGGTGCTCGATGTTTGTATATGTGCTGCGGTCTAGTTTGTTAACCAGGTGCTGTGGAACACGATATATACGGCAAACGTCCTCAATCTGAAAGTTTTTACTTTCCAGCAGCTGCGCGTCTATGGGTGAAATCGTTACCTGATGCCACTTCATACCTTCTTCAAGGATCATTGGCACACCGGCATTTCTCATGCCGGTATAATTGGTTTTTAGATCGCTTTTTAGCCGCTCATAACCGGTATCGCTTAACTTCGACGGATGCTCAAACACACCGGACGGTGTAGCCGCGTTTTCGTAAAATTTCACACCGTAGTTTTCATATGACAGCCCTAACCGAATAGCTGACGCTGCGTAGCCTATCGGCGACATTCCGATAACGCCGTCAAAAGACATATTCGGCACATGCAGCACTTCTTCACGCTGCAATATTTTTGATTTTTCGCCGCTTCCGATTTTATAAATCAGCTTATTCGTGGCTTTATCACGACCAATTGTTACCGCTTCGTGGGGGTATGGGTATAGCCCAATCAGTTCACCGGTTTTGTTGTATAATCGTTCACATACGGTGTTGCCTGATACATCAAAATTGGTCATCAACGTTTCTTTAAACCCGAACGGCGCCATCTCTCCGTTGGGGCGATGGTGTAGAATATCGTACAGCGATATATCCGTTATTGGTTCGCGCCCATCTTTGGTTTTGCGGTAAATCATTATCGGGACCGATGCGAACGTTTCGGCACGCACTCTGACGCAGGCATTTACAACAGAATATTTCATTGCGCGATCTGTATCAATGTTTCCGGATGACGGCGGATCGTCTCCGCGAAGCCATGATTCGCGGTATTCATCAAGATTGCCTGTAGCTAATATTTTTAATCTGCTGCGTAAACTTAATTTCGTGTTTCTCACCTGCCTTTACAGTAAGGACCGCATTCCGCGGGAATCGTATACGCTGCGCTGCGGTTCCAGTTTTATCGCGCCGGTCATAGCGTTTATCAACGCAACAATCGGATCTATGCGCTCGATCGATTTGTTTTTCATTGGTTTAATGTTCTCGTTTCCATCCGTTGCAACAATTACATTTCCGAACGCCCACCGGCCGAGCGGATTCCGTTCGTGTGTAATTTCCTTGCTGCGGACCAGACGTTCGTATTCGGCCATACCTGCGGACATTCCGGCCATTGTCTGCGGTATTTCGATAAATTTACGTTGAATGTTATCATTCAGCATCTGTTTTAATACCTCTAAATGCCACGGGTCACCGCAGTAATACTGTACGTTATATTTTTTTTCGATTTCCTCTATATGCCGTGCTATCGCCCTGTAATCAACGACATCTCCCGGCGTAGCGGTTAAATACCCGTCTGTTACCCATTTTTCATAGTTCACGTGGTCACGTTTTGCCCGCGCCGGTATATTGTTTTCGGGACAGAATGTATTTAATATAAACCGATATTCGTTGATATTACCCTGCGGCGGAAACAGCGGAACGACGGCCGTTAAGTCAGTGCGTGTGGAAAGGTCGATCCCGACGTAACAGCGTTTCCCATTAAGCTCGTCGTGCGCCCATTTTTCCTCAGTATCGTCCCATAAAGTTATAGGCAGCCATCCGATGCGCTTCAGTTGTACCCATTGATTCAAGCGAAGCCAACGGAACAGTTTTTCCACGGCAGGGTTGTTTTTAACCGCCGTTATTTCTTCTCGCAGCGCGTCTATACTGATCGATACGCCGAGCGAAGGATTTGCTCTGTACCATGTCGCCTCATCGAATATATCAGCATCTTCCGGGGCGTTGTATATTTTGGCATACCATATCGGGTCGTCAACCTCTCCGCTTGCCACGCCGGAAGCGTACTGGTGGATCTCCCATCCGATGGATTTATGGTCAGGATCGTCACCGGCTGTGGTAATTACCCAGTATAGCGGTTCTTTACGTGCGGATCCGGTACCGAATGTCATAGTATCCCATAATCCGCGATTCGGCTGCGCGTGTAGCTCGTCGAATATTACAACCGTTGGGTTGATCCCGTGTTTGCTGTAGGCTTCTGCGCTCAATACCTTTAAAAATGTTTTTGTTTTTCGATTATGTATCTCTTTTTTGCTGTCGGTAACTTTTAAAATCTTTTCAAGCTCCGGCTCCTGCTCGATCATCGATTTTGCGGCGATATAAACCAGCGAAGCCTGTTCGCGGTCTGCCGCGCAGCAGTATATTTGTCCCCCGGGAGCATCGCAAGTTAAGTGATATAATCCGATGCCGGCGGCAAGTTCTGTTTTGCCATTCTTTTTCGGTATTTCGAGATAGGCATATTTGTATTGCCGCAGACCGTTCTCTTTAACGGTGCTGTATATGTCGCGCAGCGCTTCTTTTTGCCAATCTTGTAATATAAACGGTTTGCCGTAAAAGTCGCCTGTGAGATGCAGCAATTGTATAAAGCCTATAACCCGCTGCGCTCGCGCCTCGTTAAACATTATCCCGCGCCGCCTTGAATAAATTGGCCGAACTTGCTTTCTGGTTCGTCTTCCGTTTTCGGTATGACCAGTTTGCAGCGGCTGCTAATTGTTAGCCCAAGTTCCTTCGCGGTTGACAAACACTGTTTAAACGCTTTATCTTGCGATGTAGATAATTTATCTATTTGCTCTGTATCGTTTCTTGATATTGCTGACATATATTTTTTTGTAAGCGCAAGATATGCTTGCTCCGACAACAGGTATCTCGCCAGCAGATCAACGTCGAGCTCTGACATAATGTTAATTTTTAGAAGTTGACTTGATAAATCATTGAATTTTTTTTTCAACGTATCCGGTAAATAGTCTGGCGGCGCAACGTTTCCGACCGGTGCTTTAACTTCAGCGCTTTTTCGCTCTTTAATTTCCGCTTTGGTTAAATGCTTTTTGCCATTTGCAATAATTAATTCAACCGGTTGTCTTTGCCCTGCCACGTTATCACCTCCTTGCTATACGGTTATTAGCGCTGCTTGTTGGCCTGTAAGTTTCTCCCACCGTTTAATTATTACGTCGCAGTATTTTGGATCGAGTTCCATCATGTAGCAGATTCGGTTGATTTGCTCACAGGCGATTAGCGTTGAGCCTGAGCCGCCAAATAAATCAAGCACTAAATCGCCTTGCTTACTGCTGTTTTGAATTGGGTACGCAACCAATTTGACAGGTTTCGTTGTTGGGTGCTCTTTTGATCTTGTCGGTTTATCAAAATACCACACGGTTTTTTGCTTGCGGTTAGAATGCCAACTGTGCTTTCCTGACGGATTCCACCCATAAATTATAGGCTCCCACTCGCTATCGTCGTTTGGCTTTTCTCCGCATATTACTGGCTCGTGCTGCCACTGGTAATCTTGCCGACCCATTACCATGCTGTTCTTTACCCACACACAAGACTGCGCTAATTTAAACCCGGCGTCGCAATAAGCGCCTCGAAAGTTATATCCCTCGGTATCGGAGTGAAATACATAGGCTGCGGCGCCGTTTTTTAAATTAGCGAATGCATTAGTAAATGCATCTGTTAAAAAAGACCTAAATTCCTCACTCCCCATGCTGTCGTTTTTTATCGTTAGCTTGTCTTTTGTACCACCTTTGTAATCCACGTTGTACGGTGGGTCAGTAATCATCATGTCCGCTTTTACTTTTCCTGTAAGTTTCTCAACATCTAAACCAACCGTACTGTCTCCGCACATTAGTCGGTGCCGCCCAAGCAGCCAGATGTCTCCCGTTTTTGATGCGGGTTCTACAATTTCTCCCATTGCGTCGTCTACGCTAAAGTCGTCTTCTTCCGCGTCTTGCGACGTATTAAGCAGTTCGTCTATTTCTTTTTCACTAAATCCGATAATGTCTATTTCAAATCCCGAACCTTCAAGCTCTTCTATCTCAACTTTTAACATCTCATCATCCCAACCGGCATCCTCCGCTAATCGGTTGTCAGCCAGCATATAGGCTTTCTTTTGCGTTTCTGTAAGATGTTCGACCATAACGCAGGGTACGTTAATTAACCCCTCAGCTTTAGCCGCTAAAAGCCTGCCGTGGCCTGCTATGATGTTGTAGTTCTTGTCTATCAGTATCGGATTTATGAACCCAAACTCTCTGATGCTTGATTGTATTTTTTTTATTTGTTCCGCGCTGTGCGTTCGCGCGTTTCGCGCATAAGGCACCAGTTTATTGATGTCTGTAATTTCAAAATTTTGTACATGCTCTGGCATAATTCGCTCCGTTTCAAAACTGTTGGTGGGGAATAAATCTTGCGTGGCAT